CTATATTAACCATATACCATTAATCCCTTGAAACATTTCAGTCTTAAGTAGTAATAATGTAAATATAATATCCGTTACATAAAAAAAGTATAATAATTGTATTTTCTTTTTTATATCTTTATATGAATATCCTTTAATAAATAAAAAGTAGTAAGATTCTATCTTCTTATTGTTTTTTGACAATGCAAAATCTTTTCATAAATTTAAAAATAATTTTGTAAAAGCAATCGCCATATAAATAAAATATATGATAAAATTATTAATTGGAGGTGTTATATGAGTACTGAAGTTAAATATTTAACAAAAAATCAAATATATACTTTATTGATATATTTTCCTACAATATTAATAATTTCTTTAATTTCAAGTATATATGTATATATATTATCAAAAAATACATTCATGTTAAAAAACTCATGGGGAATTACTAATATGACTAATGATGTTATAATAACTTTATCTTTATTAGGTTCAATTTCTCTAAATCTTTGTGCTTGTTCTATATTTTATATAAGGAAATTATACAAAATAATGATTAGTGATTTATTATCAGTTAATAATTCAAAAGAAAATATATTTAAGTGTATTGGAACTTTTATATACTTTTTATTCAGACCAATATTTTCTATATCTTTTTCTATATTATTAGTAATCGGTTTAAATGCAGGATTATTATCTGTAGCTTCTAAAAAACCAGAATTTAATACAAATTTAATAGATATTTGTATGTTTTTTTCCTTTTTTATAGGATTTGCATCCGGAAATTTTTTAAATTCCATAGAAATCAAATCAAAATCAATAATAAAAACATTAATGAATACCGATAATAAATAATCGGTATTCATTATATTAATCTTTACTGAATGTTATCCCCATATCAATATATATAGGTTCTAACATATTTTCAGTAAATGGCCATAATTTTTTAGCCTTATATTCGTAATTGCAAACAATATAATATATAATAATAATAATTGGCTGTTTAAATAATAGATATTCATTATATCTATTATTTATTGAATCTTTAACATATTCATAATCATCTGAAGTAAAAAAATCATTTAATTCATTAGGTTCAATTTTTTCTATTATACTTTGATAATTTTCTTGAAGCATATTGCTTATATACTTATCATATACAGGTTCTTTTATATTTTTATATTCTTTTTCTAATAATGGAAGTAATTCTTTTATAAAATCATCTTGTTGTTTCACAGTTGAATCTACCTCCTTAAATATAATATCTGTTGTTTCAATTAATGCCATACTTCTAGCAATTAGTCTATAAACATCAGGATTTCTTTTTTTATTACTTTTATAAATTGTATCATGTGTCAATTCACTATATGAATGTTGTAATAAAGTTCTAACCTGAACCTCACAAGGTGTATTCTTAGGTATAGAAATATTTTCAAATTCAATTTTTTCTTTTGTTCTAAGTATATAGTGTACAGATTGGTATTCAAACAATTTAGGATTTTTATCTTTTTCATCATCAAAATCTCTGTCTTTTGAAAAAATCCATGAATCTTCACTCTCTATTATATTTTTAATATATTCAATTTCTTCTAATAAAAGAACAACTATTCTTAACCCAACCTTGTCTGTGATATCATTTAATGGATCCTTATAATTTTTATCTCTATAAAAAGCTTTATTAATTATAGAAGTATTATCTTTTATTCTTGGCTCTATAGGTATTTTAACCATATTAGAATTTTCTATTCTTAATTCTATTTTTTCCTTAATATAGTTTCCCCATGCCTTCAAATATTCTTTTTGTGAATTAAACGCATTTATAAATTCTTTCTCATTTTCATATATCATTGTAAATCACTTATTTTACCGCATATCATAAGAACTGTTATATCCTCTGAAAATTCAACCTCTTCCTTAGATTTTATTACTTTTACTTGATCATCAATTTGTTCTGTTAGTCCAGTTATACTAATATTATTAGTAAAGTTTATTTTTGTTTTTTTCATTTTTTTATTTAAATATTCTGTATCTTTGGTAAATGCTATTTCTGATATAGATTTTCTTTTCATTGTATTTTTATATAAATCTCTAAGATCTACCGGTAAATTTTCTGTTGAAAATTCATCTACGCTAATAGTTGTATTTAAATCAGATTTTACATATAAATATAGTTTCATATTTAAATCAAATTTTTCGTCATCTGAAACATTAAGTGAATTTATAAATTCCTTAGTTTCATTATAAAAATCTCTTGTTACAATTTTACTATTTTTTTTAAATGTACTTCCTAAAAAAGTTTCATAGAAATATATAGCAGCATCTTTTGTTTCCGATTTTTTCATATTATTATCATATATTAAAAGATTATATTTATCTTTTAGATCTTTAGCATTTTTATCATTTTCATACCAGAACGCTATTTTATAAAATTTTTGTTGAGGCGTTAATAATAATTCTGAAATAAACTCTAATGTATTTTTATTATTTCTTGTAAAGCCATTTTGTATTTCAGCTTTTATTATGCAAACAAACTTTTTTTTCTCTTTATTAAAAGTTCCCTTTAATACAACAACTATGCCTCCTGGTATTTTAATTGTTTTTTGGGATTCTGCTAATTTATATGCTATTCTTTTAGAATTTTCTATATAATTTTTCTCTTTTTCATCATCTGTTAAGGAATCAGTATCGTCGCTATTAATGTCATCTATAATTTTTATACAAGATGTTTGAGATGTATCACTAATATCCATTTCTACAGAATTAGAAGATGCTCCTATAGCATTTAGAATTCTAACCTTCAAGGTATCAAGCCCACTATTATCTAAAATAGATAGTTCATCAGAATACCTAGGCTGTACTATATTTTTATCTTTATCTCTTTTAAATATTTCATGTATAACTATATCTTCAATTTCAAATAATCTTATTTTCAAAGTTATACTCCCCCCTAAAATTATGTATTTACATAATAAAATTTTACAGCATTTATCTATATTTAACAATACTATCCTAAATTTCTATAGATTTTTTATTTAATAAAAAAATCTATCACCCAATTATTATAAATAGTTGATTTAATTTATGTAAATATTTCCACATATTATGATTAACTATTCTATCTACACCTAACCCTATTATTTTTTATAAATTCTTAATAAATATAATTTTTAAATATAAAAATAACTTCATATCAAAAGATTGATATTCTCTTTTAATATGTATACATTTTATAAATTAGTAATATATAAGTATTTTATGTTATATTTATATTAAATTTAAAGATTTAAGGAGATAATATTATGATTTTAATTGGCAAAGGAATTTTTCTATATGAAAAATATTATAATTTTTTAGAAAAAAATAAATATAGATTAAAAACAAATAAACATCCAAGTAAAAATTTAAGAGTTGATTTAAAAATACCTGATCCTGAACTTAATGGTGATAGTATATATGAAATTTATAATTGCATAAATATAGATGGCGAAGATGTTTTACTTTGTTTTTCAACTATAAGACCTTTTGAAGATAAAACAACTCTAATGATTAAAGTCGTAGAATTTAAATTAGAAAAGAATGAACTATATTCTAATGATGATATAATAGAAAAACTTAAAGCTGTTAATTGGAATTTAATTGTAGTTAAATAAAAATTAAAGGAAGTAAGAGAAATTTTACTTCCTTTAATTTATTTATTACACACAATTCTCATATCTTTTATTATTAGATAAAACTTTTACTGCCATATATCTACGTTCTCCACTAGCACCTATTCATGAAATCAGTCCATAGCCTTCTTATCTACATAGCAATCATAAATTATACTTTCACCTTTATTATATAATCTTGTATCTATAATTTTTCACCATATCTACTGCAAAAAGTAAAATTATTGCTTGTTTCATTTTACCTATCATTATCAAAGCTATATTATTTTTTATATTGATATATTAATATTACCTATTTTAATGATTACCTAACATTCCTGAAAGAGCAATTAGTCCACGACCTAATTCTGCTTTAAAGAATCCAGTTGAAGAAATATCCATGTAAAGTTTACCAACTTCTGGACTAAGATTTTTTTTATTTTTAAATTTACTAAGTGCTAATAATCTTAACTCCCTTGCTAATTTCATTGTTTCTAATTCAAAATCTTTTCCATTTTCAACTGCATTTTTAAATTCAACAAGTTTAATGCGCTCATCTTCAGCAGTTTCTTTATTTAAAATCAAATCATAAACCCTTGCTAACAAAGCATTTTCTTCTAGTATTCTTTTCTTTTTCCCACTCAACTAAATCACCTCTAATTTGCAAAATATTTATCATTCATAAAATTACTAATATATAAAGATATTTTAACATATTAAGTATCGTCATTTGTAAATTACATGTAAATTGTATTTATTTTGGAAAATCTATTATATTATTATTTTATTTGTATGTATATCCTTTTTAAATTTATATCTATATTTTACTACTTTTATTTCTAGTATTTTTTAATATTTATATTTTCCTATAAACTAAAAATAAAGGCAGGATTTCTCCTGCCTAAAATACTTTCTATACACAATTACTATTTCTTTTATTAGTAGATAAAACTCATTTTATTATATATGTTATATATAAAAAGGTTAATGAAATTTAACTAACTAACCTTCTTTATCTTTTGAATAGGAGAAGTAATCCAAATCTTTATTATTTATATTCTCTGAATATTTATATGTATTTTTAAATAAATATGATACCAACTAATTAAATAAAAAAATAATTGTAATTATACCAGTCCTTAATTTATTTTCTAGTGTATATAATATGTAATTAAATTGTAGTAACTATACTATGTTCTGAATTACTTAGGTATATAAATTATAAAATTAAAATAGCTATAAGATTTACTCACACAGTTATTTTGCTATATTGGGAATAAACGCTTCTAATCTTTTTAAATTTATTTAGCAATATCCAATTGAATCTCTTCATTTTTATTAACTATCAATTTACTATCTTTTAATTTTAAATCTTTTGGAACATCAAATATAACAAAGCTTCTCTTAGTTTCTCCTGGAGCAAGTACAGTATATGGTCTAATATAATTACATTTTTTATTATTTAATATCTCTTGAGATGTTAATTTTTTTAATGCTTCAAAGGAATTTTCATCTAAATGATATTCATATCCATTATTAATTAATTGAAGACTTATTGGAGAATAATTAATATTTTCCTTTGAAATATTTTTTAATAATATTTCTATTACTATAAATTTACCCTTTGGATTAATTTGACTTGAATTAGTGCATATACTTTTAACTTCTTTAACATTCAAAACTTCAAAATCAGTAGTTAATTCATCCAATTTTATTTTTTTAGATTCTTTTTTTACCTTATACGATATAGTATTTGTATTGTTCGTAACTTTACATACTAAAAATAAAGAAACTCCTGGAATTATTGCTATTAAAATAATTAATTTTTTCTTCATGAATATACCTCCTTTTTTGTTAATATATTCTAACATAAAACCAAAACTTTTTTTATAATTAAACTAATATTACATAAATATTTTTTTCATATAATATATATATGATTTTACTTATATAATATAAAATTAATGTTATAGTAACTAAACTAATACCTACATAGAAAATTAAAAACAAAAAAGAGCTATAAGGAACTTAATCCCTACAGCTCTTTTAAATTACCTATATACAAATACCATACTTTTTATTAGTCGCTAAAACCCTTACAGCCATATATCTTCTATTACCACTAGCACCAATCCAACTAATCCATCTATAACCTTCATTGTCTACATAATAATCGTAAATTACGCTTTCACCTTTATTATAAGAACCTACTGATTTTGAACTTGTTGAAGGTTCTTCTCTTATCATTAATTCATCAACTATTACTGTACATGTTCCGTTTTGTGGTATTAATTTATAACTTGGCTTAGGAGCTGGGCTACTATTATCTATGTTGTTTAAATGCCTATTCTTTATATCTTTAGCAAAATCAACTCTAGCATAATCTAAATCTACGCTTGAACCTTGAATACCTGGAATAGTTCCTTTATCAGAGTATTGCCACATACCTACATTACTTCTATCCAGTTCTTTGTTATACCATGCATACCAAGGGCAGTATCTTTCTATTTCATTAAAATAAAAATAATTATTTATAAAATCTTGATTTGTATAATTCATTGCATAATACTTAGCGGCTTCTATTTCAGAACAAAATGCCTTTACCATATTTGTAGCTAATCTCTTATCAATATTAATTCCATTCTTCTTAGCATAATCTAAAGTATCATATTCTAAATCAAATGAAATAGGATATTCTAGTCTATAATCCTTAACTGCTGCTAATGCATATTTAGCTTCTTGTCTTGCCATGTCTTCATTTAATGCATAACTAAACCAATAGATACCTACTGGTATTCCAAGTCTATTACATTCTTTTATATTTCTTTCAAATTGCTTGTCTATATTGTTTTTACCATACCCAGCTCTTAACATAGCAAAATCTACATGGTCCTTTACTTTATTCCAATCTATTACTCCTTGGTGTTCTGATACATCAATTCCTTTTAACATTTAACATTCCTTCTTTCGTATTTTATTTATATATATTAATAATTGTTTTAACTATAATTTTGTAAACTAAAAGAGCAACTTTTATTGTGGTTGCTCTTTATTTTCATCCTTCTTTTTATATTGAACTTTTAATTGATTAGCACCAACTGCTAAAATACCGCACGCAGCACCTTGTAATATTGTAATAACTTCAATATTATGTTGAATACCACAAGAACATACTGCTCCAATAAGCATTAAAATATATGGGATACTCCAATCTTTAATCTTTGGTGTCATCTTTAAGTATGATCCTACTGCATACAGTACTACAGCTAAAATTGTTAATGTTTCTGGTAAATGTGCTTGTAAATAATTTAAAATTTGTTCCATGTTAATTCCTTCTTTCTATAAAATTTTGTCTACTATTTTATCTACTTTATCTTCTAAAGTATCTATCTTTGCATTTATCTTTTCTGCTAATTTACTGTTTGTCTTTGTTAATTCTGAATTGGTTTCTGTTACTTTATCTAAAGTAGCAACCATCTTGTTATATACTTTCCATAAAACATAACCCATAGCTACACAACAAGCTATGGGAAATCCAACTGTACTTATAAGTTCTTCAATTTCTTTCATTCCATTATGTCCTCACCTTCCTTAAATATTCTCTAATATTCCCTAAGGTTAAATAATTTTTGGAGTGTCTTCAAATGCTTCTCCTGTTATTTTTTCAAATGACTCTTTATCTAAACACCCCCATTTAGTTGCTTCTTTTAAATCTTCTGTAGTTAAATAACCAAACTCATATGCTGCTTTATAAAATTCCATTAATTATTACCTCCAAGTTTATTTATTTCTATTTTTAATTGATTAACTAATTTAGATAGTTGTAATAACATAAAATCTTTCTTTTGATTTTCTATTTTCAGCTTGGCTATTTGTTTAGCTGATTCTTCATCTAAATTTAAAAATTTATTTTCTTCTTCTTGAATTTCTTCAAAATAATTTTCTCTATCCTCTAAAGTTAAAGGGGTAGTTATTTCACTTAATTTATCTATTTTAAATTTAAATATTCCACATGACATATGGTTCCATAATTCATTTGTTATTTCTACAGTATTACTTGGTATTTCTTTGAATATTTCATCATTATAAAATCCATCAAATTCTCCATCATCTTTATAAGCAAAATATATTTTCATATTATCACCTTCCTATCTTATACATGTCCTATTACTAACCAACAAACATCTAATCCATCTGCATAAGCTTGGATTTTAAAATTATCTTTTTTTAGGTAAACTGTTTTAATTCGTGGGTCGGTGTTACTACCATTACACATAGTTGCTACAGCAATATAGTTATTCTCTTGTAAAGCAACTGGTAAATTTATAGTATTTAGTTTTTTTGAACTTAAATTACCTACATATCCCCATTGTAATATTAGTCCACCCGGAAAGACTCTATACCCTTGACCATAAAATAATCTTTGTTTTTGACCTCCAATCATATCCTCAACTGTTTTAAACATTAGTTCATCAAAGCTACCATCACCGTTATCAACTTTATAAACTGCATTTTTTGTTGCCATAAAACTTCTCCTTTCTAGTATGTTTGTATCCAAACACGACCTTTAATAATATCTGAAGGCTTGCTATTAGATACTATTATTTGTGTTCCTGGATCTCCTTTGTCTCCCTTATCTCCTTTAGGTCCTTGAATACCCTGTTTTCCTTGTGGACCTGTTGGTCCCATTGGACCTACATCACCTTTTGGCCCTACCGGTCCTTGTAAACCTGTATCTCCTTTAGGCCCTTGAGGTCCTTGTATTCCCCTTTCTCCTTTGATACCTTGAGCTCCTTGTGGTCCAACTGCACCAATAGCTCCTTTTTCTCCTTGTATGCCCCTTGATGGTTTTAGAGTATCCTTTCCACCTATAAACCAGTTACCATTTGCTCCAATAACCGGAGTTAATCCATCATTTCCTTTATCTCCCTTAACACCTTGAATACCTTGAGGTCCACGTTCACCCTGTATTCCTTGAGGTCCAGTTAAACCTATTGCTCCTGTTGCTCCTCTTGCTCCTGTTGGTCCTTGAGGACCAATATCACCTTTATCACCTTTTGGACCTTGAATTCCTTGAGGACCTCGTTCTCCTTGTGGCCCCTGCAAATCTTTTACTGCCTGCATAGCTTCTATAAAAACTCTATCACCTTTATTCAATGCAAATTTAAATTCTACTGTATGTCCATTTACTTCTTTTATAGATTTGTTAGTTATCCTAGCTCCATTTAAATATACTGCTACAGCATTAATTCCTACGGGATAAACATATCCATCATTCCAACTAAAAACAGTTTGACCTTCATCAGCTATAAAAATTTCTTGGAATACAATATAACTTTGACCATCTCCTGCTGGACCTTGTACTCCTTGTATTCCTTGAGGCCCCCTAGGACCTTGATCTCCCTTTTCTCCCCTTGGTCCAGTTAAACCTATTGGACCTACCGGACCAACTGGCCCTTGCTCACCTCTAGGACCTATCGGCCCTCTTGGTCCCACTTCGCCCTGAATTCCTTTATCTCCCTTTGGCCCAATATCACCTCTCTCTCCTTTGGGCCCTTGTACTCCCATAGGACCTTTTTCACCTTGAGGACCAACATCACCTTTTGGACCTTTGATATTTACAATTTTAGGTGATTCATTACTTGTATTTACAGACCAAGATATATTCCCATTAGAATCTACTTTAGGTCTCCATAATTTAGATCCATTATTTTCGGTATAACTTGGTGTTGAATTAATCTCTTCATTTATTTCTTCAATTGCATTTGGTATAACATCTCCTAATACAACATCAATTTTAAAATATTTTTCATACACTTCTGTGACCTCTGTAACTCTTAAGTTCTCAAAATAACTATCACTTTTTCTAATTACTATATCCCCTAAATTCCAATCTTTTTGATATATAAAGTTAGTATTTGAAACTGTACTTTCTGTAGAAGTAATATAATCAAAATTTTTAAGTTTAGCTTCTGCTCTATCTGTCAACTTATCATCTTGATTTTCTTCTATATCCCTTGCATCTATAAATAATTCTCTACGGTCTAAACCAGTGTCATTATTTTTAAACACTTCTTTAACTTCTCTATTTTCGCCTTCTCCTTGACCAGCTACATATCCCATTGTTTTATAATTCTTAGAATCATTAGTTTTTATAACATCAGTTATATTATTAAAATCTTCACTAAAAATAACTTTTTGCTTTGAATTAGTTAAATCCCTACCTTCTATTACATCAAAAACAAATTTGTTATTTACTAAATCTAAAGTAATTTCCCAACCTAGTCCCGTTGTTTTACATATATTAGTTATTTCTGAATTCAAATATTTATATCTACTTTGCCAGTTTAAAATTTGTCCTTTATGCGTAGTAGGAGCTATAATCAATTGATTTATTATTCTTTTTTTATCTACTGAATTAACAGCATTGGTTTCTACGTAATGTTTAATTACATCCTCAGCATTTCCTTTAAAACTATCATGCGCCTGTCCTACTGTTGGTACTGTTATTCTTCTTTCCAGAATACTTTTTATATCTCTACCTTTTATAGTAATTTGATTTTTACTTTCATCTATTATAATGCTCTCTATTATTAAAGGTTTTTTAGGATCAATAAAAATTATATCCCCATCTTTTAAAATCTCCTTATATTTACAGGAACATACAAGTTGAAATTCTTTAGCTTGATAATAATTTCTTACAAAATAAAAAGAGCTATAATCATCAATCATGCCCTTAAAATTAAAATTTGTATCTATTATTCTAATAACTGTATCCATACATCTCCCACCTTACTATTAATAGGCTTTTGGTCTTGTATATAAATACCTCTTATGCTCTGTCCTTGCATATTTTCAAACCAGTTTTGCCATACGGATTTTTGATTATTCCACTCACTATTAAATATATTCCACATTTCTTGAGTATCTGCTTTACCCGTAAAAGTCATGTAACCACAGACATTATAATTATCTCTTTCATCAATTACATTAAAATCTGATCCTTTTATTTGTATCTGTGCCAAGCTTAATTCAAATATACTGTTATCTCTCTGTATACTAGGAGGAGCATTAGTAGAACCTTTTTTAATTAATATATTTAAAGTTCTGTTAACCAAATTTAATTGCAATACTACTCTATCGATTCTACTTGTTCCAATATCTATATTTTTATCTAATGCATTATCATTAAGATATAAATATCCATTTATGTTAGCTGCTCCTTTTCTTATTTCTATAGTATTATTATTCTTTTTATATACTCTTAAATTATCTATTGCAGGATTAACACCTGTACTCATAAATGTGCTGAAATACTTCGCAAAATCTTCGCTTTTATATTTTCTATCTCCATTAACACTATTAAAAAATCCGCCAAACTCTGCCACTTAATCACCTGCTATAAACTTAAATATTGATTTTTATATTTAACTATCACAGATTGCGGAATAAAATCTCCATCTGTACTATAAGAAATAACATTAAACCCAACTGGCAGTTTAAAAAATGTACTAAATTTATCTATATATCCATAAGCATTTTCTCTTTCACCATTAGACCTTATTATTTCTACTTTAGTATTTCCATACGCTGTACATAAATAAAGTATTTCTCCATCTTCTATTTTTCTATTAACCTTTATATATTCATTGCCATTCAGAATAATTTTAGGATTTAAAGCAGGAGCTTTAAAGTAAAATTCTAATGGTGCTTTTTCTTCTCCATTATTTATAAACTCAATTTCATTTGGACCTTTAATTGCAAATTCTATGCCTGTACTTTGTATAAAAAAAGGAAACTCGAAATTACCCTTCCAAGTTTCCACATTTATTGTAGTATATATTTGATCTTGCCATAATGGATATTCAGCATCTAATTGCACCATAAACTTTCTAAGATTTTTAGTATTTAATTCCTTATCAAATATAGGAACATTTGTAGCTCTTACTATTATAGCTTTTTGTACACAATCATCTGTATATTCAAGTAACACATCATCAAGTGGATTTAATATAACTACTAACTCTTTCTTTAATATTTCTCTTTGAGTAAGATTTTCTCCTATAATAATTCCTTCTAAAATAAGATCTCTAACACTTAGAGTAGATGAATTAATAGATTGTCCTAATTGATTAACTCCCTTAGTTCTTTGAAAATCTCCTTTAACTTGATTATCAGAGAAGTTAGTACAAACTATTCCATTATTATTTATATTGCTTTCTATATTTATGCTCTTTTTGTTATTTAAATTTGTAAGTTTTATATTACAATACATATTCTCTACCTTCCTATAAACTGCAATTCCCTTAATCCTTGCTTAGTTGCTTTTGCTATCTCGTAAGGACTTGCAGTATCTGCATAGATATTTTGTGTTACTTGTATACTATTATCTGTATTAGAATTATATCTAGCATTTTCTTCTGCTGTAAGTATTCTTTCTCCTTTGTGCAAACGAGCTATATACCCATCATATGGAACGTTATCTAATCCGTTATAGTGGTTCCCATCATTTCCTCCACCAAAAAAGTTTTTAGCTGCTTTTATAGGATGTGCTAATATATATCCTAAACTATCATTCCAAGCATTTCTTACCCAAGCAAATATACCTGTATCTTGTTCACATTGTACTTTTATTGCATTTTTCCAGATATCATTCCTTTTGCTGTCGTATGAATTAACAATAGGTTGAAATTTTTGACCATTTTTTAAATCTTGATCTATAGCTTCTCGTGCTTTAACTGGATTTCCATATATCATCTGTGTTGTATTATCCCATACACCGTTAATTCTTCCTGTTGCATCGTCGACATCAACATAACAATCATGCATAGATCCATCTACAGTATCTTTAATTTGATAATAACCACTTTTAGTTATTCCCATCATTCCCTCCATAGTTTCTGAATATCTAGTTAATCTTTTATAGCTATTTTGCTCTTCATCACTCATAATTTCACCATTGCTAGTATTTATATAATCTATAAGTTGAGGATATTTCTTCATAGCTTCATCTAAAAATCCTTGATACTTTTTCTTTTCATTATTAACAGAATTAGTTTTTAGCTTTTCTAATTTATCAATCTGATCATCACAAGCCTTTTTTTGTTCTGCATTCATTTTAGGTCTATATAACTTTAATTCTTCTATCTGTTTATCATAATTTTGTCTTATACTTGTTATTTCTTTATCTCTTGCTTTAGCCTTTTCACTTAATAGAGAACTCAAGCCATTCATATCTAAATCTTTCATTCTAGCATTAAAATCTGCTTGTGCTGCTATAAGCTCCTGATTATTTTTAACAGTATTATTTAAATTAACTTGTCCCATTTTTATAGTTAAATCTTGAATAGTTTTTATCTCATCTTGTTTTAAATCTCTATGTTCTTTAGCTGCTTTATCATAAATTGAATTAATTTGTTTTGATATTCTTTAACTTCTTTTATCTGCTTATTTTGAGATTGATTAAAGAAATCCATTAATTTCTTTTCATTCTTATCTAAAGTTCCATCATCTGCCTTAAATGCTTCTGCCATTTCTTTTTGAACCTCTGGTGATTTTGATTTAATTTTCTTAATTGTTTCATTAAATAATTCATCAGTTCGTTTTTTCAAGGAATTTATTTGACCTTTACTAATAACTCCATCTAATCCATTACTACTTTCTAATTCATAGTTAAGCTTAGAAATCTTATCAGAGGTTTCAGTTAAAGCCTTTTGAGTTTCTGGACTTATTTTATCAGACCACTCTTTATGTTTAATATTCATTTTAGCCATTTCTTCTGTACTTAATGCTATATCTCCATGTAAGAATTCTAAAGCATTGCCAACTAGCCCTAATTCCTCTTTAGACTTTAAACAACTACTAGACATTACCTCAGTGTTTTTAGTAAATAAATATATCCCACCTGCTACTGCTGCTAAAATCCCAACTAAAGGTAGTGCAACTGTACTTAAAGCTCCAAAGCCTACTGCTGCACCTCCTGCACTTGCTCCTGCTCCTGCTGTTGCTATTCCTGCACTTGTAACTAAAGGTGTTAGTTTACTAAATAAAGTTACTCCCTTCCCAACTGTAGATATAACAGGACCAGCAGCTATAGCAACCATTCCCATCTTTAAAATAAGTTCCTGTGTTTCTGGAGACAAAGCACTAAATTTATCTGCAAGGTCTCCAATGCCATCCGCAACATCCTTTATGGCTGGTGCTACTATATTTAACATTTTTATAGATGCTGTTTCTAACGCACCTCCTGCTTGTTCTATAGTTGCTTTAGTGTTATCTTGCATAGTTTCAGCCATTTCTTTAGCTGCACCATCACAGTTTTTAAATTGTTCAGTTAAATCTGTTAAACCTTCTTTTCCACCTTGCATTAAAACAGTCATTCCAGATAAAGCCTCTGTACCAAAAATAGTTGCAATAGTATTTTGTTTTTGCTCATCTGTAAGATTTTTTGTCTTTTCATTTAACTCTCCCATTATTGTTGCAAGTGATTTCATCTTTCCACTTGAATCAAAAGCAGTAAATCCTATTCGTTCCATAGCAGTAGCTGCTGGATCAGATGGCTTTGCTAATCTTACTAAAGCCGATCTAAGTGTTGTTCCAGCTTGGCTACCTTTAATACCAGCATTAGCTAGTTCTCCAATTGCCGCAGTTACTTCTTCTAAGCTAAGGCCTGCTGCACGTGCATTTGGCGCAATATATTTCATAGCTTCCCCAGTATCTGCTACGGCTGCGTTAGTAGAAGCTGCATTTTTAGCTAAAACGTCTGCTACATGTCCAGTTTTACTAGCCTCTAAACCAAAACCTCTAAGTGTACTAGCTGCAATTTCAGAACTTGTTGCTAAATCTAAAAGTCCTGGCATAGCTTCCATAATTTCATTTGTAGAAAAACCTGCACTTGCTAAGTTTTCCATACCTTCTGCAACTTCACTTGCACTAAAAGCTGTACTTTGTCCTAATGATAATGCTTGGTCTTCTAACATTTTGAATTGATCTCCAGTTGCTCCACTTATAGCTTTAACTCTAGACATTTCTGCTTCAAAATCCATTCCTGTTTTAGCTGCTATAGTTCCAACTGCTACAAGAGGTACAGATACATGAGTAGTCAATTTTCCACCAACTTTTTCTAAACCACTACCAATTTTATTTAACCTACTAGTAGCACTCTTTGCTGTTTGTTCTCCTTTTTGCTCTACCTTATCCATTCCATTATTGAAATTATCTAATTTAGCATTAACTTCTACTACCAAAGGTGCTAATTCTATTCCGTTAGACATTATCTATACCTCCCTTCAAATTCTTTTACTGCATCTATATCTGTTTCTGTTTGTCTTAGCTCCCAAATAGTTTTTAAGAACTCTCTACCTTTCTCACTTTGCTTTAATCCATAAAGCCAAGATTCTTTTGCATACAATAAAAAAAGCGAATATGGCAAGTTATAAACTTCATTGAAATTTAAACCTGTATACTCACTTATTGCTTTTATTTTTGCAGTTACACAAGAAAAGTTATTATTTTTCTCCCATCCCTCTGTTGGAAAGTATTGTTCAATTATAATCTCGCCAATTTCTCCACTTGGAATGGGAGTTTTTAATTTGGGTTTTCTTCTGTTCCCATAATTATATCTATTAACAACTTAGATAGAGCTGTAACTGCTTTACTAGACATATTCATAATATCTTCTTCTTTAAATTTTCTATTATTTGTATTATTATTTAGAAATTCTAATAATATTTCATTTTGTTTTTTTATCGGATCACCTTTATTAACGTTATTAAAAAAATCCTTAGTTTTTATAACCAAGGAATACTTAGGCTCTTTTACATTAATAATTTCTTTATTTAATTTAATATCTAATGTTTCTTCATTTATTAAATCTAAATCTAGCATATAATTCCTCCTAAGCTTCTGGTAACTTTTCTTCAAATTCTGCTAAGAAATCTTTGACTTTTACGATTCCTTGTAGTTCAGCATTTATAGTAGTTTCCTTTTCACCAAACTCTAGTCCAAATCCACTTCCACCTTGTCCAATCATAGTAAATTTTAATCCTGTATTCTTCTGAATAAACCTTAATAGAACACAAGGTAATTCTCCACCACCATTACCAAAAGTAAGTTTTCTCACTTTTTTAGAACTATCCTCTGTAATCTTAGCAGTAGATAACATGGCTAATTTCTTCATATCCCATGTTATGATTCCTGTCTTAGCACTAATTTGTTCATCTACAATAAATCTTTTTACAATTTGATTGTATTGATTTTTAACATCATATAACTTAGGTTTATATTCAACTTTAAAACCTCCACTACAATCTCCTACATTATTTGCTGGTGTTTCTATAGTTGCATCTTCTGGAATAGCAACACCATCAAAAGGCATCATATATATGTCTCCTGCTCCAAGCATTATTGATTTATTTTCTTCTGCCATTATTTAATCATCCTCTCTATATTTGATTATAAAAATAACGCTATTCTCAAACATTTGTAGATCATCTCTGAATAGCGTTCCTCCACCACTTCTGGTAGCTTTAAATATTAAATCCTTATAAGTTTTAAACTTAAAATCACTATCTTTTTTTGAAAGTATTTTTTCCAAACATTTTTCTATCTCTTTAACTTCATCATAGTCATTCCATATTACCTTTATTTCAAGTTGAGTTTGACTTACATAATCCTTTGTAATAGGAGAATATGAATACACCAGGGAAGGTTTTGAAATATCTGTAGTAAAAAGAGGAAAAAATCTATTTTCACCAACTAAATCTACTAATAAAGGATTAGTGTTTAAGTACTCTATAATTTTATTTTCTATCTTAATCCCTCCCCTAATATATTTTGTATTTTAGCAATATTATCAACTTTAGCTTTTTCTAAAAATGGTTGTGGATTTTGTCCAACCGTTGTATGCCATCCTGCATACTTTCCAGCTTCTGCTTTATACTTCCAAGGTGTTTTTCTCCCATCACCATTCTTAGCATAAATACCAGTACCTTGATGTACATATGGAGAATACTCCATAGTGTTTCCAACCTTTCCTCTTATTTCTCCAAACATTAAATTAACATCATATGTCATAGCTGCTCTTAATGGACCTTGGTCTACAGGACAATTCTTTTTAGCCTCCCTTTCTATTAATAAACATGCTCTAGTTACATTATTAAATATCTGTTTACCAATAATTAGCTTTGCTTTTTGACAACTACTCTTAAACTGTTCATTATCAGACATTTTCTATCACCTTCAAGAATATTTGATTTAATCGTCCTTGTGGATTTACACCAGTTATATTATATATTCTTTCTCCATCTTTTAACCTGTTCTTAGAAGTAATACTCTTATTAAAAGTTAGTCCTATATGAGTGCTAGAATTATATATAGCATTACTTGTATTAACTCTATTATCAGTTTCATAGATTGCTATTAAAATAGGTTCTTCTATATCAATCCATTCTTTTTTTCTAGCTCCAGAAGGTTTTATAACTTCTTTATTTTCTTGTAATAATATTCTTTTCATGTCTCCATTAATACTCATATAATCACCTATGGTAACTTTCTACACTTTCTTAATTTCTTTTCTATATGCTTAGGAAATCCATTCAAATAACTTGTAGATACTCCACTAAAGCTCTCTGAACTTATTCCTTCTGTCCCTAGCCTATTGCACTTAATAACCACTAACTCTATTAAAGAACCTTCTAAACTAGGAGGAATATCTTCTCTATGAGTAAACTCCTTTATTTCTTCTTGTGTTTCATCTATAAGATCATTAAGTAATTCATCACTTTCATTCTTTGCTGCACTACTTCTTCTTTTAATTTTTTCTAATAATTTACCCTTATCCATACTATCACCTATAAAAATAGAGAGGTTTTATCCTCTCTTATTTCTTAAACTTAGCTAAAACAACTTTACTAGGATTAGATACTACTGCTGTATAAAATTCATCTGCACTTACCACTGTAGTTCTCTTTAATGATTGTCTTTCCTTTTCAACATTTACATTTCTTTTTAAGTAAATTGTTAAAGCTGGTACTTCTTCATTTTGTACATTATCTTCTGGATTTTGTTCTAGTATTACAATTGGACAAGAATAAAAAGCACTTGTTGAGTCTAAAGCTACTTTTTTAGATGTTACTACTCTAGCACCAGCTATAGAACCTATTTCTCCTGTCATCATTACATTGTTATTGTACTTGTGAGCATCAATAAAATCTTGATCTTTTCTCAAAGTTGTAACTTGCTTAGGATTTACAAACATTACTTTTGGACTTGGAGTTTCTTCATCAAATAAATCTATTGCATCTACAACCCCATTATATGAAATCTTGGCAGATGAACCATCATAAACTAATGTCTTTACTCCTGCTAAAGCACTCATACAGTCATTATCAACCTTTGCAGCTAAAGATTTTGATAATTGTCCAGTTGCTTGTCCTAATGGATCCCCATATCCACTTAATACTGCTTCATCTGTTAATGCAACTGCTTTCATTGCTTTCTTTATCTTTGCATTTGTAGTTGATGCAGTTAATACAGTTGTTCCTGCTTCTACACCTTCTGCAACATCTTCTGCATCTCCAATGTATTCATAAACTGGTACTGTTATAGTATCTCCTGGTTTTCCTTGTAAAGTAGTATCAATCTTAGCAAATGGTGTTACTACTATCTTTTTACCTATTTGTCCATCAATCATATCTGCCATAACTTCTGGATCAATTAAATTTTCTATTTTTGTTATTCCTGTTCCCATGTTTTATATCTCTCCTTTTAGTGAATTATATAGTTCTGGATTATCTTGGTTTAACTTAACTCTTTCAAGATATCCCATTTTATTAAATTGTTCTTTTGTAATTGTAGTTGGTTTAAACTCTGGATTAGCTGGTGTTCCTCCACCTAAAGTAACTTCAAACATATCTTTATATGTTTCTTTAAATCCTTTAAGTTGTTCATCTAATCCCGTTACAGTTCCATCTTCATTTATTACTAGCTTATCTCTATCAAATTTAGATGCTAGTAAATCAGAATGTTTTGCTTTAGCCTTAGTTAATGCACTATTGATAGCACTATCTAAAGTTAAATTTCTTACTTTGCTCTCATATTCTGCCTTTTGTGTCTTAATAGTATCTTCATGCTGCTTAATAGTCTTTTGAAGTTCCTCATTGTCAGCATTGTTCTTTTTAAGATCTTTAATAGTAGAATTAGCAGTATTAAGTTGCCCTTCTAAGTCCTCTTTTTGACTTTTTAACTTGTTATACCTTTCCTCTATGTTTTCAAGATTAGTAGTATAAATCTTTTCTTTTTTCATAGCTCCCAAAATAGATTTAACTTGATTATCATCTAATCCTTGAGCTTTTAATAATTCTTCTAAATTCATTTATATATCCCTCCATTTACGCTTTTTACAAGTGTTGCTCTTGTAATGTGGCTCTTATCTTTATTCTTTTACGCCTGTAAAGCAAGAAAAAAGGCAAAATAAAAAAGCCTTATTTCTAAGACTCATTAAATTTATACATAATAAAAGCACCTACTCTTTATCTAAGTAAGTGCCTTTAATTTATCTTTTTACCATTTTTATAAGCTTCTCTTGCTTCTTTAAGTGACATTTTATTTGGACCTTTTGGAATATCTTCTGTTTCTTTTGGTCCATTATTTTCATAATTACAGTTATCACAAATATCAAACATATCTACTTCTTGACCACAAACTGGACATTTCATAACTTATTCCTCCTTGCCATAAAGTTCTTTTTGAGCTTCCCAATAATCTAACTTTTCATCTGGTTTAAATAACGTTGATATTTTACCATCAGCTCTTCCTATTGCAAAATCATTAGTTTCTTTATTATATTTAAAAATAAATCCTTCTTTACTTTTAAATCCATCTATATCTTTATTTAAATCTGCTGCAAGAAGATTTCGTGCAAGATTTAAATATTTTTCAGCTGATATATTATTATATTCATTAGAATGTTTCTCAACATGTTTTTTGAATTTCTTTTCATTTGGAAATTCAGCTTTTAACCAATTCTTATTATTAATTATACCATCATTTTTAAATTCTTGTACATTATTCTCATTATTAATATTTTTAGCTTCATCATAATTTCTTTTTTCATCTACCTCGTTTATTACAGGTAAATAGGTACATCTACAATTAGCATGAAGAGGTAATATTGGTCTATCTTTAAGGCTATATGTATTGCCATGCTTCATTCCACATCTAGGACAAGTCCTTTCATCTTCTGCTGCCCAATATTGAACTTTTTCACATCCTACATCTTTATAAGCCATAAAGCTACTTTCATTTAGATAATGCATTGTTTCAGTTCTAACTAATCTATGAGCTACATTGAAACCTTGATTCATTCTATTATTAAGTTGAATGGCCATTTCTGTTACTGTCTTTCCTTGCACTAATCCAGTAGTAAGAATATCATTAAGATTCATAGCTAAGACTTTAGTATTCTTCCATAGTCTTTCAGAGAAATTACTACCTAACCATGGTTTATTTAATAACTGTTCCATCAACTTTTTATTAGGCATAGCAAAATCAATTTGTCCTAGTGCTTCCATAATAGTTTTATAATTATTACTAAAACCTTCATACATATTCTTCTTACCAAAGCTCTCTAAATTATTTCCAAGTTCTTTGATTATAAAATTTATATTCTCTTGTAATTTAGTAAGCCTATTAAACTTATGCATATCAGAAAGCGTTGGAGTTGCTGTTTTGATCTTTTCAGCTAATCTATAAAGTTCATCACTAATGCTCGTACTTGCTTCTTGATACATTTCTAATAAAGCTTTATTCTTTTGTTCTAAGGTATTATAAATATTCCAAGTATTCTTAGCTATTCTTTTTTCCCAGTATTCACTATTCTTCATTACCTTCACCTATTGGTACTTTATCAAAATTTACTCCAAACTCTTCATTCTCTTTATCTATTTGCTTTTGCTCTTCTACCGGATCTTTAACCCAAGGATGATTAGCTATAATGGTTTTATTACTAATTACGCCTTTACTATTTATACAATTAGTTATTGTTTCAGTTTCATTAATCTTAATATTCTTATTAAATATTAATTCTACTGGTACATCTTTATATGATCCTTGATTACTTTCTGATAAATAAATGTTTATAAAATACAATAACTCCTTAAAAGCTTTTTTAAATAAAACTTCTAAAGAGTTACACTTTAAATCTATTCCACTATATAAAAATTTTAATGCTATACCAGAAGGAGCTGAACCAAACTTATCAAGATCTTTATTTACTCCTTGTCCACACTCGTTAATATCTCTTTTTAATTGTTCATAGTGTACTTTAATAGCTTCTACATCCATAGTAGGATTTAATGAATCTACTCCACCATCTTCATCAACACTTATGGCTCTATAATAATTTAAGTTATCCATAAACTCGCCTAAATCTTCTCCACCATATCCTTTTAATACATAGATTAGATTCTTAACTTCTTCTATAAAGTTAGCTACATCTGACCTAGATAAGTCATAGCTGTCTATTAAACTCTTAATAAACTTAATATCTCCTATCTCTATTCTATTATTTTTAAATGAAATGAATGGTATCTTATTCCACACAGCATACTTACCATCTTTTAAATAATGTCCTATATTGCCATTTACATTAAGATATTTTTCACTATCTAATAATATTTGTTCTCCATCTTTTATATAATAATCAACCTTATCTGGATACCATAATTCAATCTTAGTTACTGTTTTCTTTTCAGTACCTTCATAGACTACCACATCATAAATCCTTATTAGTCTATCTAAAGTCTTATGCCTTCTATCTGTCCATATAGGTATTATTTGTTCACTAGGTATAACCATATAATCTAACTTAGATTCTTCATTAATAAATATATGTAACCATCCTATTCCCTTATTAGAAGCTTCATATCCTAACTCATTTAGTATATCTAAGAAGTCCTCTCCTAAAGTCCAATCAAGTTTTTTAATATATTCCTCATTATCACTTTTAAGAGTAAAGTCTTTACCTAGTAGGTAATTTACTTTTTCATCTACTAGATTCTTATAAAAAGCATGAGCCAGTTTATTATTAGCTTTATACTTTAATTCTTCATTGCCACCATTTGATGTAGGTCTGGTTATTTTTCTCTGGAATATATCATTATTAACCTCATAATATTGCTCTCCAGTTATCATAAGTTTTCTACTAGGTGAACTTAGAAACTCATTTATTTCTTCTGATAACCATTGAATAGTATTCATAGGTCCTATTGTTGGTACTGGTTGTCCTAATCCAAACATATTATTCCTCCTTTCTATTTAAGTACTCTCATTCCACCTTTTTTCTTAGTTTGTTCCATAGCATATCTTAAAGCATCCATAAGGTGATTATAATCATCTATAGGTTTATTTATAACTTGTCCTTCCTTTGTGTCCCATACATAGTTATTTAATTCTACCAATGTATTTTCACATTTAGGATGAACATATATTTTATAATCCTGTATGTTTTGTATTCCATTTAAGATGCTATCTTTACCTTTTTGAGCTGCTTTAATTCTTCTTATTCCCTGTTTTCTAATATCATCAATACTCTTAGGTTCTGAACTATCTGCAATTATTTTTTCTTTAGAATAACCTTTATATTTAATCATATTAACTATGTCAGTATTACTCATAGCTTTTTGATAATGTTCATCAAAAATAAAAAGCTCCTTATCCTTTTCATCAACTAAGCAGCATATAAATGCAGTTGGATCATTAGTATATCCAAAGTCTAAACCAAAGACACTAATAACTCCTGCTCTTTTATTTATTTCTTTTATATCAAATTCAAGTTCAGTAAAGTTTTCATATACTAAACCTTCTGCTATTCCCCACTCTCCAAGCCCTTCAATTTTATATCTTCTTGGATTCTTTTCTTTCATACTTTCAAATAATATTCTATCATCTTCACCTAAGAACTCATTACATTTATAATTAGTAGTTAATGCTAAGATATTATCATCTTCAGTATCAAAGAACCTTTTCTTTAACCAATGTTTTTCACTCCAAGGGTTAAAGCTTAAAGTAATCTGTTTAAAATATCCTTTAGGTAATTCCCCTCTAATAGACATATCAACTTTATTAAAATCATCTTCATTCATTACTTGGAAAGCTTCTTCAAACCAACACCAACATAAAAAGCCATTCTCTACAGTAATAGAAGTTATGCTCATAGGATCATCTAATCCTCTGAATAATATTTTCTGTCCTGTTGGAATGTATGTAGCTTCTAAAGGTGACTTACTAAAATGCCATAAGTGAGATACACCTAGGTTATTAGCTGCCCATTTTAACTGAGTATAAGTAGAATCTTTATGAGTATTAAATACTCTCCTTATAACTAAAGTATTTGCTTTAGGGTACTTCATCATATTATAGATTATCCACTGAGCAGTAGTAGTTGATTTCTTACTTCCTCTACCACCTTTTACAACTCTATATCTACCTTTAAATCTCCAAAAAGTACCGTAGCCTTTACCTATCTTACTTGGTAAACTTATTCTTAACTCATTGTTAATCTTCAAGTTCATCTTCTCCCTCAAAAACAATACTAGCATTTATATTAGTATCTACTTTATCAACAAACAACCTATATCTCTTACCTAATAGCTCTGCTGCTTTAGTTCTATCTTGAAGTGAAGCATCTAATCCAAATTGGTCTTTTTCTTCTCCTCTCATAACCTTTGTGAGATACTGGAGAACTTCTTCACCTTTTGCTATTCTCTTTTCATCTAAGACTTTTATTCTTTCTTCTATATATGATTTAACACTAAGTTTTTCTAAGTTTTGACTTCCTTGCACATTAGGCTTTTTATATCCTGCTCTTCTTGCTGCTTCTGTTGCATTACCTAACTCAATGTAGTAATCTGCAAATGCTTTCTGTTTTGGTGTTAGCTTCTTATTATCCATCTGCTCCCCCTACCTCTTTATATATCCTAACTAACTCTAAAAGTATTTCTTGTTGTTTAAATGCACTTAATATTTCTATTTTAACATTCGAGTATTTATCAGGATCTTTCTTCCTATCTGGATACATTTCGTTATATTCTTCTATAGGCATTAAGTGAAATAACTTATATACAGTACACACATTTCCTGTTTTGTTGCTTACAAGCTGTTCCCTATTCACTAAATATATATGTCCATAAATATTTAATCCTTTTATTAACTTATTTATTTTACATTGCACATTCATTATTTCATCTCTTTTCTAAAAAAATAAAGAGAGTTCGATAAACTCTCTTTTACTATTTAAATACATATTATCAACTAAATTAATGTAATAAATTATTAAATATCATCTCCATATAATATTTCATCTAATTCTTCATCTCTTAACGTATATGTTCCTAATTTTGCTTTAGATGCAACTTCTATTCTATAGTCTTTTATTAAGTCTGGATGCTCAAATGTATAATTAACAGCATAATCCTTAGAAGGAGTATCTCCAACATCTTCTTTTCTAACAAGTTTTTTAGAAGGTTTTTTTGCAATGTCATTCCCATTTTTATCAGTTGTATGTTCAACTAAATTAGTATCATTTATAAGATGATAGTTTTGTCTATGTTCTAATATTTTTCTATTCATATACTGATCAACAGAATAAATATATTTACGTCTAACTATATTCTTTGGAACTAACAATATATATTTACCATTAATAGTCAATGCTCTTTCGATAGCATCTTCCCATGACTTCGTTTCATTATTCCATGACTTACCTATATTTACTAATTTATCATCCAATTCAATTCCATGCTTTTCACACTGATTAATTGTAAATTCATTCAATTCTTTTCTTATTATATTAGTAACTAAATCAGACATACCATCTTCTGCAAAATCATGAACAAATACACATAAATCCATAGGATTTTTTACTAATCCTTTATTCAATAGTTTTTTATCTATAATTTCACTAAAAACTTCATATAGTTTTTCAGGTGTATTACCTCTCCCTCCTTTTTTGATAGATTCCTTGCTTCCTAATCCTAATTTAGTTTCATTTGGCTCATGCGCACAATCTAATAATTCTAATATATTTTTTTTATTATTTTTTTCATACTGAAAAAATAATTCATCAAAAAAACTGTTAATTTTTTTAGCACACTTTTTATACCATTCATCATCTATGCATTCAATCAATGTAGGTTCTAAGAAAAGTTTAGTGTCATCATTAATATCTATATCGACAAAATCTAAACTAGCATGTCCATCCTCTACATCAATATTAAAATATTCTGTAAAATTCATATTATCAACTCCTTAATATACCATATATTATATATTATATCATTTTTTAATAATTGGACAAATACTACACTTTTCAAATAAAAAATAATAAAGATTTTTAATAAAAAATTAATATAAACTATGTTCTTAAAAAATTATTTATGAGCTTTATTTACTTTTTCATTTAGTGCTCTTGCCACACATCACCACCTCGTATTCATTTCTTGATTTTATAATAAATGATATTAAATTTATAAATCCTATTATCCTATAATTTCATACTCATCATTTAATGTTTTTTGCTCAATTTTTCTGATAATCCCTTTATTCTCAGCTTTCTCAAAAACTATATCCGCTACTTTATAAAGAACATCATCAAGATATCTATAATAAACTCTCATCCTTCTATCTTCAATACCAAGATTTTTAGTATAATTAACAAATTCTACTTTATTAACTCTAATATTATCATTATCTCGATAAATATCAGAACAATGATAAAAATTATTTTTATCCATTTTTTTCGTTATGTAATTATTAAATAATTGATTCTGAATACTTTCCATACTTAGATCATCAATAATTATTTTTAGTCTGTTTTCCTTTAACCAACAAATACACCAAAGCATTGCTGTAAAAATTAATATGTATATCCATAAAATCTGAATACTTAATTTTATATTATCTGTAATTAAATTCTTTGATAATATATTATCATGAAAAGTTTTAGGAAATGCTTGTATAAAAGTCATAAACGCCAAAACTCCTGTACTAGTCATTTTAGGCATCATGTATCTAGATTTATATTTTCTTAAAATTCCATTAGCGCTTGTATTCATTGAATCTTTATATGTTTTTAAATTTTTTTCCATAATTATCGATTTATTTTGTTGTTCTATTAAAGCTTGATTTTGCTCTATAATTTTTAAAATATCTGACTTTTGATCTACATATTCTAATTTATAGCTTTCTAAATAATCAATCGCTTCTTGACAAATAAAATATTTATTCTTTTGATTTTCGTCTGAAAAATCTCCTCCTGACTTATCTGGATGATATGAATTTCTTTCCTTTATTATTTTTAATCTCAAATCATTAATATCTTCATTTGAATATTTGAAATATTTTTTTATTTCTTCTATACTTTGAAATTTCATAATTACCTCCTTTTTCTAGTACAGGATTATTATACATATCTATTTCGAAATTTTCAATTTTTATAAATAAAAAAGAACCTAGCCTAAACTAGATTCTTTAATAAGCTAACTAATAGCACTTGTAATCCCTACTATTAGTCCTGTTTAATTATATGGTATAAGGGGAATTTATGAGAGGAAGGTAAAGGAATTGCACCTTTATAAACACTAAACCTTCCATGTTGCAGCAGGGTTTCACCCCTGCTCACTCATTTATATATAAGGAGGTGTCTCAATGACAATTAATCCATCAACCTGTCCACATCTATATACTAACATAAATAAATGGTACTATGTTGGTAGTAATGTGGTAGAAAAACGGTAGTACTTTTTCAACAACTTATAATATTATTTACTTTTTAATTTGATTTTATTACTAAATAATTCTCTTTTATATTCATCCAACAATACAATTAAATACTTTTTCATTTATATCTTTTAGTTCCTTTATACCTATTTTTAATTAATATTTTTAGAATGATAATTTATATTATAAATATTTATCTATGGATTCACATACAAAATTTTTAATTTCATCTTTAGTTATATCTTTATTATATTTATAGCGTAGCATTACTACTATTAAATTTGTTACTATAGATAATTCTCCTGTTTCTTTAGTAAATAATTCTTCATTATATCCCCATTCTTCACCTTCTATTTCTTCACATAAATCATTTAAACACTGTTGAGCTCTAATTAATAATTCATGTTTTTCCATACCTCTCTCTATAAATATACATTTTTACCTCTTATAATTAAAACTAAAATTTTTTATCTAATTAAAATGATTATTAATAATAAAAGAACCTAGAATAAACTAGATTCTTTTATTTACTATATATATTTTTATATAATATTTTGAGATATTGTTAAATTATTACCAATCATCTTATAACTAAGGATTAATTTTCCCAACGATATGTTACATATGGTTGTACATATCTGCTATCAAAATCAACAATTAAATTATATATTGTATTTTTATCTACAGCATTTATAACATTTTGAGTTATAAGATCCATATTTTCAATATCTGCACTAGATAAATCGTTATTTGCAGTTATATTCTTTTTAAATATTTGCATAGAATATGCTACTGCAGCTTTTACTTTTTCAATACAATCTACATCAAATACGTCTGTATTGGCTAATTCCGCTGGATCTCCAAATCTTTCAATTAATGTGGACTTATTAAGACTAAAGGCTCTTCTAATAAATCCTTCATAGCACATATTCATTTCTGGCATATTACATCCCTGCTTTCTTTTTATTTTTTTATATTTTACCATCTAATTATAAATTTAATTTAGATATTCATTAAATAATTGGTAAATTTTATCTAAATATGCACTAAAACAAATATATGTTTAAAAGAACCTAGCCTAAACTAGATTCTTTTATAAAATCCTTTCTGAGAGTTTATTTAATTTATGTGATTTTCCTTTTTATATCTCTTTATTATTTCATCATAAAATATATAATACTTATAATGTTTTAAAACACTACTCGTATAAATTGAATATATTATTGCTATCAATATAATACCAGCTATAAATATAAGAAGCGCTATTCTATCTTCCTTCAGCACAGTATCTACTAATACACCAAGCATAAATGTTATTATTGGTATCACTGATGAACTTATTGAACTCTTATTTACTTCTTCAATTTCGACTTTTAATTTAAGTTCTAAATCTAATAATTCATCTCTATTTTTTCTTTTTAGATAACACATAATATCTTTTCTTAATTCATCTACATTATCATATGAATCAAATTGTTTTTTGTATTTTTTTAATTCTTTATAATCACACCTGTACGGTATAAAAAAATTTAATAAATTCATTAGCATCCCCCCTACTAGTAAATAATTACATATATTTCTCCATAAGTCTAGTATTTTTTACAAATATCAGGGAAAAATTTAGTTTGTTCATATGGGTTATAAAATACAGTATCTGCTATTCCTTTTATAGCATCTCTTCTTAAGTCTTTTCTACAATACTCTTGACTATATTTAAGAACATATGCAATCTGATTCCAACTTAAAGGTCTTTTATTTATATATCTAAGTTCTACTAATTTTCTTTCTTCATCTTTCTTTAATCCCTGTATTGCAGCATCTACTCTACGTTTTAATTTAATCTTATTATTTAAATCTAACTTAAGAGCTCTCAACTCTTTTTCTCTTTCTATAATTTCATTTTCTACACTTGAATTAAACTTATTAGTTGCTTGTGTTCTTTCCTCATATGATATAGATCCACACCCTTGATACGTTTCTTCCATATCTTTTATTTCTGCTTTCAATAACTCTATTCTTAACGCTAAATTATTGTAATCATATAATATTGCTTCTGTTTTTCTAAAAATATTTTTATCTATCATAATTCCTCCTATAAATAAACTGGCTAGGTTGTACAAAAAACAATACTTGTGTAATAGTCCCTTTCGGGTCCTTTCTTCTTTAATATTATTTTACCTAGCCAGTATATATCTAATTTCATCATTTCTTTGTATTGCGAACTAAAAAATACCGCATATTCTTTTTTGAATAATACGGTATTTTAATTATACTTTTAAATATGTAATAATAAACTGGAATTTAACACATTAATATTTATAGAAACTAATCTAATTTTTCAACATATTGTTTTGCTTCTATTAAAGACATTTGTGTTTGTTCACGAATTTTTTTAATAGCTTCAACTTCTTTTCCAGTTCGTTTTAGATGAATAGCTAGTTCTTTTAATTCATCTGAAACCCAATAAGATGATAGGTTGTCATGTCCTGTTATCTTGCATAATTCATTTAAACGATCTTCTTGAATTTTTATTCTTTTCTTTAATACAGAAATTTCATTAAATGCAAGCATACCAACTATAACAAATAGTAAAACAATAAAATATTCCATGTGTTTTCCTCCTTATTCCGAATTCTAATTTATAGTTATAAATTGATTATAACATATTTTATAAATACCGTATTATTCAATTTTTAAAGATCAAATTTTCTCAAATAGTTCACACTATCTTGCTATTGTGAACCTAATCAATTCCATCTATATTAGTATCAATTTCAACTTCAAATGGTTTATTAAAATCAACTTGGTGATACTCTTCATAATAAGCTTCTATACCACACTTGTTACATTTACACTCACCTTTTATCACTATTAAATCTCTTTCATCTATTTCAATTTCATCATAGCCATCATAAATAAAATTCCCACCACATTTACATTTCCTCATGATTTAACCTCCATTTAATTCATATTTTCTTGGAATTACGCACTAAAAAATACCGTATATTCATTTTGAATAATACGGTATTTAAGTACGTCATTTTCGTAGTATATTAAAATTGCAAAATAAATTTGATAGTGAAAAAATTTATTATCCATTATTCCATAGTTTTTCTATGGCTAAATTTATTTTATCCCAATTTTCTTTGAAATCATTCATTTCCTGTATTCCTTCTTCAGTCAAAGAATAATATTTTCTGTCTGGACCTATTTGTGATTTTCTTTTTATTCCTTTAATTAATCCTTTTTTCTCTAACCTCAGTAAAAGTGGATATAGAGAGCCTTCAGCAAAATCTATAAATCCTAATTTTTGAAGTTTTATATATATTTCATATCCATAAGTCTCTTCTTCATTAATAATTTTTAATATTACTTTATCCATTAATCCTTTTAATAACTGTGAGTTAACTGCCATATTAGTCTCTCTTTCCTTCATATCTAAATAATAAAACTAATACTAAATATATTATGGCTTCTACAATTATAATACCCAATACTACATTTTTAGATATAATTATATTTTTAGTTAAATTAAATATATAATTATCTCCAAATATCACAAAATACAATGGCCATAACATTAAAAAAACTTGAAATAAGTGTTTTTTATATCCAGTAAATTTATATAAACATTTATAATTTGTATAAACACGAATTATTCCACCTAGAAAACCTATCATTCCCATAATTAATGCTGCAAATGAATATGGTAATACATTACTATCATTAAAAGATGAATTGATAATATAAAACATAATACATGAGAAAGAACATAAAAACCCATTCTGCAAAAAATAATTAATAAATTTTCCTTTCCCTAATGTTAAATAATATGTTTCTACTAACTCATCAATAAAATCATCAAGACTTTTTCCTAGAGCCTTATTTAGAGGTTTTCCTAATCTTTGGTTTCTGAAAAGAAACTCTAATAAATCATTATATACTTCTTTTCTAAAGCTTTTGGGAACTACAAACCCTAATCTAGAATTTATTGTTTCAAGTGCCTCATAATATTCACCGTTTAAACAATACTTATCCTTTCTTATTCTTTCCATAACTTTTTATACACCTACCTTGCTATACAACCTACCACTATATTGTATAGCATTATAGTATTTTTGTAAAGCTTCCCACGAAAAAGTTTAATTACTTATTTTTTATTATTTCAAAGATAAATTCATAAAATCTTTCCAAAACAATATTTTTTTAATACCGTATTATTCAATTTTCAAAGATCAATTTTTTACAATATATTAATATTTTAAACTTCTTAACATTCAATAACCTTTATAGGATCATTCCATCTTGTTATACCCAATCCATAACAATCAATTTCTCCGTTTTCTTTTATAAAATAAGACTTATAATTATCTCTAATTTTATATTCTTGTTCTACATTTCCTTGTGGAATTACATTAATATTTACTTGCTCTTTTAATATAAATATAACCATGCCGTTATCATATAGGCTATATTCTATCCAATTCTTTTCTTTAAGTTTCTCTATAGTGTCTTGCTGCTCTTTAGTAAATTCAATTTGAATTATTTCATCCTCTTCTAAATCAAATATACTAACTTGTCCATCTATCACCTTAAACACCTTCTTGATTTATTGTTTATATTTTTGTTTAGTTTTTTATTTTAATTTAATAATCATTTACGAGTAAATTATATAAGATTATTAATTTCTAAAGAATTCTTCTAGATTATATTTAAATCTAACCTTCTTTTTAATACCTTCTAATTCTATTCCATTTTCTATACACCATTTAACAGGAATACTCTTCCTCTCTGCCTTTTTTACGAACTCCTGTACATTTTCTACCTTAACAGCATAAATCTTCTGTAATGGTCTAAAATTAAACATAAAATACGGTTTTATATTTTTATACTCACTAGCTTTTAACATTTCTTCTAACTGAGTTTTTCTTATTCCACTTAAAGGAATACTTACACCGTTATAGCTCTTAAGTTCTAGTAAAAATAATTTATCCTCTGCTAATACTTCAAAATCACAAATATTATGTGCTTGAAATCTTACATTTTCATTTTTAGTCCCTCCAAAGTTTGCTGTTCCATCTTTATATCTATTACACCAACACCACTCTGGAATAGATTTTTTAAAATCTTCTTCAAACCTCTTACCTTCATTTTTCAACTTATAACACCTACTTCTAACATCTCTTTAGTTAAATAGATTCTTTTTCTTCTTAACTTTTAATTTATATTCTTGATGACCTACTAAGTAAACAAATCTCAGAATCTTTTAAATACTTCCTAATAATTTTTAAACTCTAATTTAAGCCATGCAAGTTTAGATCTTAAGACCTCTATTTCAACTTTTAGATTTTCCATTGAACTTTTACAAACATAGTAATCATTCTCTGCACTATCTCGTTCTAGCCTTAATCGTGATATCTCTTCATCACCCCTAGATAAATCACGTATCAAACTAACTTGAACTTTATTCATTTTTAAATTAAATATTTTTTTAGCTAATGCAACTCTATAAACTCTTTCTGATTCAGCTTTTTTAAGACCTAATGTCTTTAGCTGTATATTACCTTTAGTTAAAGCAGCAACGCATATATTTAGCTTACCTATTAATTCATTAGGATCCATTAAACCACCTCTATTCTTTTATTTAATTTCCAATCTATTCTTGGTATATATTGAGCTATTATAGTTTTATCTACATTACTCTTGGTTTTTATTGATATAGTTTCATCATTTTCTTTTATATCTGTATTCATAAAGAATCTATAACCATTCTCTCCTATTAGTTTATAAATCTTTGAACAGGATGGAGTTGGGAAAGAAAGGGGTTCAAGTTGTGGTATATTTTCTTTAACTTCTTTCCTTTCTTCTCCTTCTTTAACTTCTTTATTTTCTTTAATTTCTTCTTTTGTGTACCTTTTGATGTTTTTTTGATGTACCTTCTGTTGTACCTCATGCTGTACCTGTTGTTGTTTTTCTGATATACCTTTTGTTGTACCCTCATCTTGGTAAAAGCTACTGTTTCCAAGGCTTGGAGTTGTTCTTTTTGTTGTACCTTTTTCTGTGTATTCTTCAATGTTTTCTTGATGTATTTCTTGATGTTTTTTTTGTTGCACATCTTGATATATATACTGTTGCTCTTTTAATGTACTTTTTGTTGTACCTTCACCTTGATATAAGTCATAGTTTTCAAGGCTTAGCATTGTTCCCTTTGCTGTACCTTTTTTAGTTATCATCCCTTCATTTTCTAATAATTTAAGATAGTCCCTTGTTTTGTTCCTACTCCACCCCCACCTTTCGGCAAGTTTTAATTCAGAAGTGTAATAACTTCCTCTAGGAATATCTACAACCTTATTTCCTATTACTAACTTTTCATCTTTCCATCTCATTAATTGGATAAGATCCACAAATGCTCTGAATTTTTCTGCATCTTGAAATATCCAATGTTCAAAGATAGCTCTATCTAGTTTTATAAATCCCTTTGAAGCCTTATCCAAATTAATCACCTTTTCTTACTTAACTTTTCCTTTTTTATGAACCTTGTATTTATATCCATTATCCTTTAAGAATTTACTTAAAGCTTGGATCATATCAAGATTATGTTCTACATAAACATCTACAAAGAATTTATCTTCCTTAACTTCTTTTTTAGTTTCTTCAACTACCTTATTAGAAATCTCTAAAGGAATTTTAATTGTTTCTTTCTCTTCTTTAATTTCTTGCTTAGTATTATTTTCTGCTTTTAATATGATATCAGCTTGTTTATTTATTTCAGCTAGAATTCTTTCTAATGGATAATCCTTTAATACATAAACTTGAAATTTTTCATAATCTAACTTTGTTTTAATCTTTTCATTCACTATATCAATTTCATTCTTAACTGAAACTTCAAGCATTTTAATTCTTGTATTTTTATCTTCCTGCTCTCTTTTTAACATCGTTGCTCTCATTTCAACATCTTCTTTAATGCTCTTTATACTTCCAGTCAACTTTAAGTAACTATCTTTTAAATCTAATTTATCTGCAAATTCTTTTTCTAATTCAAAATCTTTTATAGCTGCATTAATTATTTCTAATACTTTTTGTTTCTTTTCTTCTTTACGTTTATCATCATAGATTTTTATACCTTCTTTTATTGGTTTTTCTACATCACTTATGAGACTAATAAGTTCCTTGCATTTACCCTCAAACTCTTTAATAGGTGCTTCCATTTCTTTTTTTACTGCTTTTCTATAACCATCTATATTATTTCTAAGTCCAGCTAAACTCTTTTGAGTTGCTTTACAATCTTTTAATCTATCTTCTGTTACAACTATTCCCTCATACTTTTTCATAGTTTCTTGTAGTGATCCTTTAACTTCTTCAAAATTCATTGTTATTACTGGTAATTGTTTATTAATTTGCATTTCTTTCATTCTCTAGCCCTCCTAAAATTCAAAATCTGTTTGATGTTGTTCTAATTCCTTTTGGTGCTCTTCTTGTTGCTTTTTTAAATCAATATCTTTTTTCTTTTTATCTAACATTTGCAGACAGGTTCCTAACGCTTCATTTGTTATATCCTCTACTTTATTTACCCCTGCCCATGCTAAAAACTTCTTCTTATCTGTTTCAGTTTCATCTATTAATTTATTTATAGTTAATACACTAGCTTTATTTATTTTCTTTCTTCTTTCCTCTGCTTCTGTGTCAATCTCTCCACCATCAATAACATCACTTTCTGCTATCTCAAAAGCCATCATATATAAATATCTTCTAGCATATGTTTGAGTTCCTCCTATTTGTTGCATTACTGAGCTCCCTTTTATAGCTGCCATTTCTATTGGTGTCTCAAATAATATACAACTTGTTGGTTCATCAACATCAATAACTTTTAAACTTGCTTTATCTTTTTCAAAATGGAATATTGTTGATAATCCATTATTATTACAAACATCATTTACCCCTGGTAGGAAATCTCCTAATTCAAAGTACTCATAGTTACTATACGTATTCTTTCCACTCTTTTTTAATTTTTTATTTTGAAGCTCTACTCTAGCTTTTTGTATTTTTTGATATATATTAAGTTTCTTTTCTCCTGCCATAATTAAACCTCCTATAACTCTGCTTTTTTCTTGAAATACTGAATACAATCACAACATATAACTTGTCCACTAATCTCGTAATATTCTTCTCCTTCATATATACCGCACCCGCATTCAGTACAAGTATCTATTTCTGTGCATTCACTTTCTATATTTCTATAGTCATAACAACAATCTGGTAAACTCATAATTTATAACTCCTTTACGTATTGTTTAAATTGCCTTGTAGTGGTATTATGTTATTGAAAATAGTTTCATTAATATTTGTACCTTGAATACTTTGGTCGGTGTCAAGGTACTTTTCTTTTACCTTTTCTATTGCTCTTGTAGCTGAAATATTTTCTTCAAAATATATAATTACTGCTTCTCTTGCAACTTCTAATTTATCCATAAATCACTCCTCCACTGTTAAAGTTTTTAGAAATCTCTTTTTATCTTTTTTACTCATTTCTAATCCTAAAAGCCTTCTTATAAATTTAATCATTCTTAAATCAATCCTTTCTTAATTTACATTAACCTACTGCACCCTCTAATTCTCTAATAGCTATTTCTAAAGCTTGTACATCATCTTCTGTACTTTCTACACTCTCAAAATTTTTCAAATTATAATGTAAATCCCTTAATTGCATTAATAGCTTCTCTTTAGTCATCTTAATCACCACCCTAATATAAAAGTACAACTGGATTAGAAAATAATATAAATCCTATTAATCCACTTAAAGCCATTAGTAAATACTCAATTCTGTCTTTTCTATTACTAGAATCAATATATTTACTTACTGCTATACAAAATGTTGCTATCTGTAAAGTAGCTACTGCTCCGATTATTAAATATTTGATAAAGTGCATTAATTATCACCTTCCTCATCTTGAATAATAAATTCATTTTTAAATTACTTATCTCCATACATTGATATTGTCTAATTCATTTTCTTTAGGTATCTTTATAACTTTAGAAACCTCTATTAATACATTAGTTATAATTGCTTTCATATCTTCATACTTTTTCTTATACATATCTCTTTCAGTTTCTAATCTTCTTTTTTCTAATGGAGAAACTCTCTCTAATTCAACACCTTCTAATTTAGCTATATATGATGGTGCAAACATAGTTCCTGGTACTCCCTTACAAGGAGTTAGTATTCCATCAGCAACATATCTTCTTATTGTAAGTTCTGTCTTTTGCCACCTTTCAGCTAAATCCCTAACAGTTAATAATTTTTCATTCATATGCTTGTCCTCCTTAATTTAAAAACTTATTTATAAAATATTGTTGTCCTTTTCCTGTTACTTTTGGTGTCCTATTAGTTGTAATATGACCATCAGAATGGTTTATTGTTGTTTCCTTAACTTCAAACAGTCCTAAATCCATTGATTTTTGTGTAGGCATATTATAATCAGTTCCTTTTCTTTTTATTAAATATCCATTAGCTCTTAACCATTCAAATAACCTTCTTCCCCCAATATCTATTCCATTTTGTTTTATTAGTTTTGCTAAATCTCCAATTAATATTGATGTATGGCTTGTACTAACCGCATCAGCAAAAAGAACCTTTGGCTTTTGTTCATCTAATAATTTCTTTTGTTCCATATTTTCTAGCTTTAAATTCTCAACTTGTTTATTTGCAATCTCTAAAGCTCTTTTCATAATCATCTCTGGACTATTCCATGCTTTTTCAACTTGTAAAAAGTATTGTCTAGCTTGTTTACCTTTTTCACTACGCTGTATCATTGCAATTTCTTTTGCCATATCAAGTTTTATTTCATAATCTAATAATTCTTGTTTTGCTAGGGTGTTAAAAACTTTACACCCAACATAATCCCTATTCTCTTCAAATCCATATTGCAATTGTCTATTAAACCAATTATTAAATCTCTCTGTAACTTCTAAGAAATTATGTAATTCCCTAGCGCTTAATGTAATATCATTACTATTAGTATTTAATTTTATTAATTCACTCATTGCGTTCCCTCCTTAACTAACTTTTTTATTTGGAACTAATTCTTTAAACAAATAAGTAATTTTTTTATTAGGAAAAAACTCTTTATTTATAAGTAGAGCTTCATTAAGAAATAATGGAGATTTCCCTGAAAGTTTTCGACTTACAGTATCTCTGTTTACTCCTAGTAATTCGGATATTTTAATAATAGTTATTTGCTTTCTAGCCATCTCAGCTCTAAGATTTGAAAACATTATTTTTGAAGTTCTCATTTCACACCTCCCTCTAACGCATTGCGTTGTTTATGCTTTAATGTTATATCGCATTGCGTTAATTGTCAATACTTATTTTTAACTTTTTTCTTGCAATGCGTGAAAAAAGTAGTATAATAACTTATGAAAGGACGTGAATAAATTGGATTTTTACAAAGTATTAGAAAATTTAATGAAAACTAGAAATTTATCTATACCAGAGATATCAAGAGCTACAGGTTTATCTGACTCTACTTTAAGAAGCATAATTTCTAGAAAAACAAAAAATATTTCTTTAGAAGTTGCTTTTAAATTATCTCAAGGACTTAACGTTTCATTAGAGGAACTTAATGGAGAAAAAGAAATTTCAACTAATATAGATAAAGCAATTGAATTATCTATAGAAGAAAAGAACCATCTAGAAGATTTAAGAAAATTAAATGACATGGGTAAAAAAAAGGTTATTACATATACAAAAGATTTAATAGAAATGCCTAAATATATTAAAGAAACTGAATCTGATTACTTAGCTCCAATAGCAGCACATGATGATAATCTAACTGATGAAGAAAAAGCTGTAATGGATCAAAAGATAAATGAATATTTAAAGAAACATAAATAAGATACTTTATTTTGATTGGAATGATATAACCTATGACAAAGTATGAGAATTTAGTTATTGAGGCACATAAGCAAGGAGCAAAGGTTGTAGAGATTGATCTAGGGACTACTACTCCTTGCGGAAAGTGTATAGACAATATAATTATAATTAACAATAGAATAAAGGATTCAGAAAAATATTGTATATTAGCTGAGGAATTAGGTCATTATAAATTAACTGTTGGAAATATATTAGATACTAAAAAAATAAATAATAAAAAACAGGAACTTTTAGCTAGAAAATGGGGCTATGAAAAAAATGTTGGTATTATTGGCATTATTAATGCCTTTGAATATGGTTGTGTAAATAAACATGAAATAGCTGAATTTCTTGGAGTTACTGAAACTTATTTAAATGAAGCTATTGATTATTTTTACCATAAATATGGAGATGGGTGTAAAATAGATAATTACTATATTACATTCTATAATGGCATTCAAATTACTAAAGCATTTTGATAGATCCAGTTGTAATAACAACTGTTTATTTTATAGATTTATAAGAACATACATTCGTAAAGGAGTGAATTTTATGGATTATAATATTACCTATAGAGAAAAAAATAATGGTATACAAGTAATTGTGTCCTATAAAGATGATTTTGGAAAGTGGAAACAAAAATCAAAACAAGGATTTCCTAATACTAGAGAAGGTAAAAAGAAAGCTAAACTTGCTGCTGATGCTTTACTTCAAGAAATAAAAAATAATCTAGAAAACAAAATAAATCTAGATTACTGTGAAATTACATTTAAACAATTTACTAATATGTATATTGAACATATAAAGCTTTATAGATCCTTAAAAACAGTAATTGTTTATCAATCTACTATAAAAGCATTTAAAGACCTAGATAATTTAAAATTAAAAGATATAAATACATTTAATATACAAAAATGTATAGATAAATTAACTAAAAAAGGTTTAAGAGAAACAACTATAAAAGATTACATCACTAAATTATCAACTATATTTAATACTGCTATAAACAACTATAATATAATTGCAAAATCACCTGTGAAAAATTTAAATATTAAAGAATCTAAAAAGAAGTTTGAGAAAAAAGCTCTCACTGATAAAGAATTTGATGAATTAGTAAGGACGTTTGAAAATTCAAAGTATGTTAATTATGTACCTGTAATTATTATAGCTGGTACATGTGGTTTAAGAATAGGTGAGATAATGGGATTAACTTGGGAAGATGTAGATTTTAAATCTGCTGTATTAACTGTAAATAAGCAATGGAAAGTAGTTAGTCTCACTCCAAAAAGATATGGATTTGACGAGTTAAAATCTAAAAATTCTTATAGATCTGTTCCTATACCACCGAAAACCATTGCATATTTAGAAAAACTGAAACAAACACAGCCTTCAAATCCTTTGAATAGAATAATTAAAAGTCAAAGTAACGATGCTGTTATAAGTTTCTTAAACAAAAAATTTAAAGCACTTGGCTTTAATATATCAATTCATGAATTAAGACACACTTATGCAACCAAATTAATTGCAAACGGAATAGATTTTAAAACTGCTGCCAATTTACTTGGACATACTGTTGAGCAAACTATGAAAACATATAGCCATGTTACCAATGATATGCTAAACAGAGCTTCAAATATTATAAATAATATTTTTTGACGTTTTTTTGCCGTTTGCAATTTAAATGGCTTATTTACTTTGGTTTACATCATTAATCTATTTATTTCTTCCATGAAAGTGTTTATATCTTTAAATTGCCTATATACTGACGCAAATCTTACATAA